ACGGGAGCACAAAATGAAACTGCCAATAACAATCGAATACACATCAGGCGAGTTCGGTACGTATACCGCACAACCGCCAGAGTGGGCGAAATGGGAAAACAAAACAGGTCTGACTATTTCACAAGCTCAAAACAAAATCGGAATTGCCGATCTGCTATTTCTTGCGTGGAATGCAATGAAGCGCGAAGCTGGTGGAAAGCCAATCAAGGGCTTTGACATTTGGTGTGAAACTGTTGCAGACGTGACTGTCGGTGAGGTTCTCCCAAAAGCTACGCCGCCGGAAGCGTAAATCGCATACTGGTCGAGCTGGCACTGGCGACTGGTATAGCAATGAGCGAGTGGCATACGGCGGAGCAGATATACACAGCGCTTGAGATATTGGAGAAGCAAAATGAGCGACAGCGTTGAGATTGCCTATGACAAGGCTGATCTGCGTCGCGTCTTAGGCGCATTCAAAGCAATGGACGCCGAAGCTACAGTCCAAGCAAAAGCTGCCTCTGGCGCTTTGGCAGAATTTGCTCAGGACAAAATTATCGGCACAGCCAGCGGTCGAGGTCGAGCAGCTGAAAAGATAGCCCGCGGATCAAAAGTGTCTAAATCATCAAAGATCGGTGAGCTGTCTTTTGGCTTTGCTGGGCAAAAGTTTTCTGGCGGCGGCACAACTCAACAGCTCTGGGGCGGTAACGAATTTGGATCAAATAAATATAAGCAATTTCCAATTTGGTCAGGTTTTGGCCCTAAAGGTCGAGGATCAAATGGCTGGTTTATTTATCCAACATTGCGCGCCATTCAGCCCGAAATCATTGCTAAGTGGGAAAATGCTTTTGACAAGATCCTCAAGGAGTTTTAAATGGTTGCGCAAAGTAGAACGCTTAAGCTCTCGATACTTGCTGACGTTGACCAACTTAAAAAATCCTTAAATAGTGCAAACTCTGACGTAGAAAATTCAAGCAGCAAGCTTGGCGAATTTAGCAAAAAGGCTGGCGTTGCCTTTGCAGCTGCCGCAGCTGCCGCTGGCGCTTATGCCGTAAAACTTGCCGTTGACGGAGTCAAAGCTGCGATCGAGGACGAAGCTGCACAGATAAGACTTGCCACAGCTTTAAAAAATGCCACTGGCGCAACAGATGAAATGATTGCCTCTGTTGAAAAACAGATTCTTAAAACATCATTGGCAACAGGCGTCGCAGACGACCAGCTGCGTCCAGCGTTGCAGCGTTTGTCGCTTTCAACAAATGACGTCACAAAGGCTCAGGATCTTTTAAACCTTGCTTTGGATATTAGCCAGGCAACGGGCAAAGGTCTAGACTCAGTAGCGAACGCGCTTGGCAAAGCTTACGACGGCAACACTGCCTCTCTTGGCAAATTAGGAATTGGCTTATCTGCCGCTGAGCTAAAGGCAATGTCATTTACGGACGTGCAGACAAAACTGTCAGATTTATTTGGTGGTGCAGCTGCGGCTAACTCAGAGACATTTGCTGGCCGAATGCAAAGGCTTAAGGTTACATTTGACGAAGCAAAAGAATCAGTCGGAGCGCAATTGCTTCCAATTATTCAACAGCTGGTTGAATTTGTTGTCAACAAAGTAGTGCCAGCATTGGGCAAATTTGCAGACTTTTTTAAACCAATTACAAAAGCCATTAACGACAACAAAGAGTCATTTATTTTATTTATTGAGTTTATTCAAACTTACGTTGTGCCAGTGCTTGTCAACGTATTAGGCGGCGCTTTGCAGACTGTCGGCAAAATTGCCGGAGCAGTCGTGGGCGTTATTGGATCGGTAATCAAGGTCATAAATACTTTGATCCAAGGAACAATCGACGGAATTAACTTTTTGATTAGGGCTTACAACGCGGTCAATCTTGGCTTGCCTGATTTGAAACCTGTTTCATCTGGCGGCACGCAATCCAGCGGCTCTTACGGAAGCATTTCTGGCGTTTTAGGATCAGGCGTTCCAAGCTCTTCTGTAACTATGGCAACACCGCCGCCAATTAAAATTCCAGACATTTCCAGTGCCGCTGTTGCCAGCGCCGCTTCTGGCGCTTCAAAAGCAGCTGTTTCATCAAAGGCCGCCAGTGCAATTTCAGGCCACCGCACAGACGCCGGATCTATTTTAAATCTGACAGTTAACGGGGCGATTGACTCAGAAGGTACAGCTAGAACAATTGTCAACACTTTAAATGACTCATACTTCCGAGGTACAGGCGGCAGCAATCAGCTTGTCTTAACACAATGACACAATGGACGCCCGTCTGGCGTGTAAAGGTTGCTGGCATTGACGTCACTGACTCAGTGCTGGCCAGTTTAAACATTACCTCTGGACGGACAAATATCTATGAGCAAGCTCAGGCAGGTTATTGCTCGATCACGCTGATTGTCTTTGATCAAGTGCCTATTGAGTACGAAATAAATGACGCTCTTAGCATTGAAGTCCAAGACAGCGCAGCGGTTTATCAGCCGATTTTTGGCGGCTCAATTGTGGACATAGCCGTAAGCGTTTCAGAGGTCGGCTCAAGCGCGTACACGCAAGAGGTGACAATTACTGCCTTGGGCGCTCTGGCAAGGCTTCAAAAGGCGCTTACAAACGGAGTTTTAACACAGGATTTTGACGGCGATCAAATCTTGACAATTTTGACTGACTTGCTGGTCAACAGCTGGAATGAAGTCCCTGTGGCTTTGCAATGGCAAGATTATGACCCGACAGTGACTTGGGCAACGGCCGAAAATACTGGACTGGGCGAGATTGACACACCGGGCAATTATGAACTGGCGCAGCGTTCATCATCAACAACAGTGGTCTATGACTTAGTAGCAGCTTTAGCGACGTCTGGTCTTGGTTATCTTTATGAGTCGCCTACTGGCCAGATTAGCTACGCAGACTCCACTCACAGATCAAGCTATCTGGCAGCTAACGGATATACGGATTTAACAGCCAACCACGCGCTAGGTCGAGGAATAACGATTAAAACTAGAGCTGGCGACTTGCGAAATGACGTCACGATCAAATACAACACAAACAGCAACAATGAAGTGAATGACACAGATCCAGCGTCAATTGCCGAATATGGCCGACTTGCTCAAATTATTAACACAACTATAAAACACAAAGTCGACGCTGAGCAACAAGCTGCATTTTATTTATCTTTACGAGCTTATCCAAGGCCAATTTTTGACCAGATCACTTATGCTCTGACAAATCCTGAGCTTGACGACGGCGATCGAGATAGCCTTATCAAGGTGTTTATGGGTCAGCCGATATCGCTGTCAGATTTGCCGCCTAACATGGCCGCTGGCAATTTCTTGGGCTTTGTTGAAGGCTGGACTTTTAGAGCTTCATACAATGAATTATCTGTCACATTGTCAATGACACCGTTGGCGTTTTCTTTGCAAGCCATGCAATGGCAAGACGTCAGTGTGTCCGAGCAATGGAGCACAATTTCTGGCACACTTGACTGGGAACATGCGCTAGTCGTAGCGTAAAAAGGAGACACAAATGGCTAATCCAACAACGTATTTTGGCTGGGTCATGCCCACTGCCACTGATTTAGTTACTGATCTACCGGCGGACTTTAACGTCTTTGGTCAGGGCGTTGACACGTCACTGCAAGATTTACTTGGCGGCACAACGGGTCAGGTGCTATCAAAAACATCTAACACAAACATGGATTTTACTTGGGTCACTCCAACGGATCAAACTCCGCTAACCACAAAAGGCGATCTTTTCACATTTACAACTGTGGACGCTCGATTAGGCGTTGGCACAAATGGTCAAGTCTTAACTGCGGACTCAACCGCCGCAACAGGTTTAAAATGGGCAGCTTCAGGCGGTAAAGTTTTGCAGGTAGTTCAAGCAACCTTAACCACTACAGCGACAACAACTTCAACAAGTTATGTTGATACAGGACTAACAGCAAGCATTACGCCATCATTGGCAACATCAAAAGTTCTAATTATGGTTTCTGCGCCAATGGGCAAAAATGACGGCGGTCATGGTTTTTTTGCAACAATAGCAAATGGAGCTGGAACAAATTTAATTGTCCCAACTTCACCAGGCAGCCGCACAGTCGGATTTACACGTCAGGAAGGTTTTACTGGCGCTCAATACACAGTACTACCTTTTAACTTTACTTATTTGGACAGCCCAGCTAGCACTTCATCACAAACCTATAAATTACAATATAAAGTAACATCAGGTGGAACGGCTGCTATAAATCGTATGGCTACGGATTCGAACTCGGCTGACTATTTAGCAGCAATTAGCACAATTACACTTATGGAAATCGGAGTATAAAAATGCTACACGACGCAATTCAATCTTTACGCCCAAATAAAGGCTTCACTATGTATGGAGACGATCCAGCAACGATCGTTTGGGAAGATCAAACTGTCACGACACCAACAAAGTCTGAAATTGCCGCGGCAGTAAAATCTTTGGAAGCACAAAAAATTACTGACCAAACTGCAAAAGCCACCGCAAAAGCTGCTTTGCTTAGCAAACTTGGCATAACTGCCGAAGAAGCCATTCTTTTGCTGTCATGAC